GTAGATTACAACTATGCAGAATATGACTCAATTGGTCTTATGAACTTGAATATTATTGCAGGTAAACTAAAAGGTGCAGATATGGACAAGCCAAGTTTTGCGGCAGGTTCGGGTATGGTACCAGAAGCATTTGCATTTACAATGTTAATTTGTGGACCAGACAAATCAATTGATGAATATACTGCTTGTTTTAAAGAAAACGTAACTTGGGTAAAAGGGATGTCAGGTGGTGAAAGACGTTTAGCATTTAAACGTGGTGAACTAAATGGTACTAGAGAAAATCCAGCGGCATATAAAAAACACGTTGCAGGAAACGAAAATGCAGAACTTTGGTTTCATCATGGTATTTTACAACCAGATGGCAGTCATGCAGATGATCCAAATTATCCAGGATTTCAATTTGAAATTCTATTTGAAAAACGTTGGGGTGTAGCACCTAGTGGCGATATGTACAATGCATACAAACTAGTTAAATCATTCCGTGATGGTTTACAAAAAGCATTGTGGGTAAACAAAGGCAACCCTAACACTGATAAATTAATCAAAGCCCTTACTGAAATGAGTCAAGATGCTGATGCTATGGCAGTGATTCAGAAGAAAGTAGGAGACTATGGTTGGGTAATTGGTGCTGAAGGTAATGCACATAGAGATACTCTAATGACATTCATTAATAATGAAGCATTACAAAACCTAGTTAAATTTAATACTGAAGCACTTGGATTAGCCAGTGTTTACAAAGAAAACCTAGGAAAATAAGTGATACGTTGGTTTGATTATATATCGATATATTTCTTTACCAACTTCATGTTGCAAGGGGTCATTACTATACTCTATGCTCCATATCCGCAAAATCTATGGGGAATTTTTGGAGTTTGGGGTTGGTATTGGCTCTTTGTTAACATATATTGTCCAATAAGATGGAACCAAGAAAATAAAAGATAAATTTCTGGTTGACATTTAATCTCATTTCATATATATTAACTATTAACTACACAACCTAGAAAGTAATTGATTCTAGGACTTGGTGGCGGAATAACGTTTCGGCAGAGATGTAACGCACACTAAATTCTTTTAGGCGCCCGAGTGGGTTGGTTTAGAAGGAGGTGGTTCGAGTAAATTTCACATTTAAACCTTGCAACAATTAGATGTGATCTGCTATTCGAAAGTTGGGGGTGAGTTCACAGCAAGGCCCTCCCAGGGGTGTAGTAACAATTATTTCCATTATTTCAGAAAAAAAGGTTGACTTTGACAGAGATGATAAATATAATTGTTAGCAACACTAAAGAAAAGTTGCTATCTTGGCAATTTAAACAACTAAAACTAGGCAATAAGAGAGGCATATATTATGGCAACATTGGCTGAAATCCGTGCGAAACTACAAGCACAAGAAACCCGCACAACTGGCGGTAGCGGCGGCGATAACGCAATTTACCCACATTGGAATATTTCAGAAGGTAGCACTGCTACACTTAGATTCCTTCCTGACGCAAATTCAAGCAACACATTTTTCTGGGCCGAACGAGCAATGATTCGTTTACCGTTCCAGGGCATTAAAGGACAAGTTGATAGTAAACCTATTACTGTACAAGTTCCTTGTATGGAAATGTGGGAACCAGTAGGTTCTTGTCCAATTCTATCTGAGGTACGTCCTTGGTTTAAAGATTCAAGTCTTGAAGATATGGGTCGTAAGTATTGGAAAAAGAAATCTTATGTATTCCAAGGGTTTGTCCGTGAGAATCCACTAGATGAAGAATCTCCAGAGAATCCTATTCGTAGGTTTATTATGGGACCACAACTATTTAATATTATTAAAGCAAGTTTGATGGATCCAGATATGGAAGAATTACCAACAGATTATTCTAAAGGTATTGACTTCCGTGTTGTAAAAACTTCTAAAGGTGGTTATGCAGACTACAGTACAAGTAATTGGGCTCGTAAAGAATCTGCACTAACAGAAGCGGAACAAAAAGCAGTAGACTCATATGGTCTATTTGACTTAAACGACTTCCTTCCTAAGAAGCCAAGCGAGGCTGAACTAGGCATTATCAAACAAATGTTTGAAGATAGTGTTGATGGTAAGGCTTATGACGCCGAAAAATTTGGACAGTATTTCCGTCCATCTGGCGTACAATTACCTGATACAGGTAATGCTAAAACAGTGGCGCCTGCAACGGCACCTGCTGAAACTAATCAGACAACTGCTACAACAACTGCACCAGTAGAAACTGCTAATACTACTGAAGCAGTAGCAGAAACTCCTGTTGAAACTCCTAGTGCTGATACTAGTGGTGGACAACGTGCTGAAGATATTTTGGCAATGATTCGTTCAAGACAGAAGTAATATAATAATAAGGGAGACGGCTTCGGTCGTCTCCTAATTTAATGGAGAATTAGTATATGGCAAAACCATTTGACGTGAGTAAATTTCGTAAAGATATTACGAAAAGTATTGATGGTTTAAGCATTGGTTTCAATGATCCAACAGATTGGATTAGCACAGGAAGTTATGCATTAAACTATCTAGTAAGTGGAGAATTTAATAAAGGTATTCCACTAGGTAAAGTAACTGTATTCGCAGGTGAGTCGGGTGCAGGTAAAAGTTATTTTGTAAGTGGTAACATTGTAAAACACGCCCAAGAGCAAGGTATTTTTGTTGTTCTTATTGACAGTGAAAATGCACTTGATGAAACATGGCTAAAAGCACTTGGCGTAGATACAAGTGAAAGTAAACTACTTAAATTAAGCATGAGCATGATTGATGACGTTGCTAAAACAATTAGTACGTTTATGAAAGATTATCGCGACATGGCAGAAGGTGAAAGACCTAAAGTTCTGTTTGTAATTGACAGTTTAGGTATGTTATTGACACCAACAGATGTTGATCAATTTGATAAGGGTGACTTAAAAGGTGACATGGGTAGAAAACCTAAAGCACTTACGGCACTTGTAAGAAATGCAGTTAATATGTTTGGTAGTCATAATGTAGGACTAGTAGCAACTAACCATACATATGCTTCGCAAGATATGTTTGACCCTGATGATAAAATATCAGGTGGACAAGGATTTATCTATGCAAGTAGTATTGTTGTTGCTATGAGAAAACTTAAACTAAAAGAAGATGAAGATGGAAACAAAGTATCTGATGTAAGAGGTATTAGAGCGGCTTGTAAAGTTATGAAAACAAGATACAGTAAACCTTTTGAAGGAGTACAAGTTAAGATTCCATATGAGCAAGGAATGGATCCATATAGTGGTCTTATTGATTTGTTCGAAAAAGCAAACTTGCTTAAAAAATCTGGTAATAGACTTCAGTATATTGCTAAAGATGGAACAGAGCATATTGAGTTTCGTAAAAACTGGACAGGTGAAAAACTTGATGTTATTATGAAAGACGTTGCTTCTGGTTCAGTTGAAATAAGTAGTGAAGAAGAAACTACTGAAAATGTAGTGGAAGAAACAACTGAAGAATAGGAAAGTAATATGGAAGAAGATAGCATTATTGAAATATGGAATACATTGAAAGAATATATTTCAACAAAAGATAGACAAACTGCGGCTGACCATTTAGTGTCTATTCTTGTAGATTTAGGAGTATCGGAAGATGCTATTGCTAAACTAGGACAAGAAGACAAGTATGTAGAACAGTCTGTTAAAGATGCTTTACCTGAAGAAGAACTAGTCGACGACGAAGATATTTGGGATCAATAATGAGTTGGTACGGTAAAGTAACACACGACATATCTAAACTACCTGATTTTATTGCTTACTATGATAATGAAATACAAGAAGCAAAAAAAGACGTAGGTATATATGGTATTGTAGAAAAAAGCATTCGTGCTTTACCAGGTATTACAGAGCATCGCTTTAATCAATTACAAGAGATTGAAGCGGTGCTTAACTATCTTAATATTCAATTAAGAAAAATTAGACGAAAAAAAAAAAAAAAATATCTTGAAACATATCAAAGAGCATTAACAAGTAGAGATGCTGAAAAATACGTTGATGGTGAAGATGAAGTTGTAGACTTTGAAACACTTATCAATGAAGTAGCATTACTTCGTAATCGTTGGCTGGGTATAATGAAAGGACTAGATGCTAAACAATGGCAACTAGGACACATTGTAAAACTTAGAACAGCCGGTATGGAAGATGTATCACTATAACACAAACAAACAAGCAGTAGACATACTGTTTGAATATAACAAATTTACAAAAGAATATAATAATTATATTGAGTCTATTTCAGACGAGTCTGACGAATCTGTGGTATTTAGACGTAAAAAACACTTATTAGACCAATTAGTACAAGACCTAACAAGAAGTCATAAGAAAGTAGATCCTGTAGTATTTGAGAAAAAACTAGTAAATACACAAACAAAGTTAGACGAAATAAAAGTTGACTTTTTGAAAGGTATGTTAAACGATGGACTTCCTGTTAAGTAACTCTGCGAATAGTAAATTACACAGTCTTAATTTTTTAAATCAAATATATCAATATCCTGAAATGATGGAGAGTATCGCATCTGTATTAGATGTAGGTTCTCAAAATGGACACGATGCATATTGGTGGGCAACTGCTGATGATGGAGATGAAGATAATCCAGCACCTTTAGATATTGAAGTAACTGCATTTGATAAAGATCCTAAATGGGAAAAAGAATACGAACATAAAAATATTACTTTTTTAAAAAGAGATTGGGAAGACGTAGAGTTTAAGAAAAAGTTTGATGTAGTATGGGCTCATAGTGTTTTACAAGAAGCAAAAGAGCCTTTAAAATTTTTACATAAAATGAATTCATTTTGTAGTGATGGTGGTGTTTTATGTTTAAGTTTTCCTACTACAGTTAATACATTTTACGGAGAACCTGATCACAGAATTTATCCAGTAGCAAATCATCATATAACAATAGTAAGTTTAATTTATATGTTGGCGTTAAGTGGATTTAATTGTAAAGATGGATTCTTATACAAACAACCTAATACAAATATTATTAATGCATTCGTATACAAAGATTCAAATGATGTATACAACTACGGAGAGAAAACAATTTACGACCTTGTAGATTTCTTTCCTGAACCCTGCCAAGAACAAGTAACTAAATTTGGTTACATAACTAACAAAGGATTAATTCTTAAGTGGTTATCTGGTACTATAATCGATTACTCGAACGTATAGAATTAGATAAGTACTATGTATGAAGAAACTTGTTTTAGTAACAGGCGGATTTGACCCGTTACACGATGGTCATATTTCTTATCTAGTCAATGCCAAAAAACTTGGAGACAAATTAATCGTTGGTGTAAACAGTGATGAATGGCTCAAACGTAAAAAAGGCAAAGAATTTCAAAATTTAGAAATCCGCTCAAAAATCATTAAACATTTAGACATGGTCTCGGAAGTTATACATTTCGACGACACAGATGGCACTGCCTCCAATGCCATTGAACTTCTTTTAGAGAAGTACCCACAGGATGAGATTATTTTTGCCAATGGAGGAGACCGGGTAGAGGATACAACACCTGAGTATAAAAAAATGAGTAGTAAAGATAGATTATCTTTTGCTTATAATGTTGGTGATGAAAAGAAATATGGATCCCGTGATTTTCTCGCTTCTTGGGTAAACAATAAAGAAGAACGTCCATGGGGACATTATAAAATACTTTATAGAGATGATGGTGTTAAAGTTAAAGAAATAGTTATAGCACCTGGTAAGTCTATGTCTTTCCAAAAGCATAATCTTAGAAATGAACTTTGGTTTGTTACAAAAGGAACAGTTGCTAATAATCATGTACATCCTAAAGATGAAAGATTGATATCACAATCTCTAATTGAGAAACACGAATTCAGAAATGTAAAAGTCGGTGAATGGCATCAGTTAAATAATTCTAGTACAGAAGAAGTAAAACTAATCGAAATACAGTACGGTGAACAGTGTACTGAGGAAGATATAGAACGTAAAGATGTCTAATAGTATTAGAACAAAACAATGTAAACACGGTAGATTTTCATACTTTACAAACGATATTATTATTGGGCAAAGTTTAGAATTATATGGTGAATACTGTGAACAAGAGTTTATGGTTATTGGTCATTTAATTAATCCAACAGATTATGTTTTAGATATTGGTGCAAATATAGGTTTGCATACAGTTTGGTTTGCCAAACACGCCTTTCAAGGACACGTTAGTTCATTCGAACCTAACGAATTTAATAGACAGTTACTAGTACAAAACTTAAGACAGAATCATTGTATGAATGCAGAAGTTTATACAAATGTAGTTGGTGATAGAACAGGCTCTTGTTTCATAAGTTCTTATAGTCCACACATTCCAGGAAACTATGGCGAATGTAGTGTGTTGAAAAAAGGCAAAGGAGCCTTCCATGCGGCACAGATGGTTTGCATAGATAAACTTGCTCCTGTAAAATGTGATTTTATGAAAATTGATGTTGAAGGTTATGAACCGCAAGTTATTGCAGGTGCAATAGAAACTATTAAAAAATTTAAACCTAGTATGCTAGTAGAAGTAAATGACCAACAAAGTCATATTAAGTATTTGTGGGAAACACTAACTCCTTTAGGTTATCTTATGTGGTGGTTGCCTGTAAGAAACTATAATCCTGCCAATTATGCAGGTAATAAACAAAACATATTTTTAGATAGTGGTGTTATTAATTTAGTTATATCACATAAAAGCAAAGCAAAACTTGAGTTTTTAGATACTGCTCTTAATTCTGTAGCAGGCCCAGACGATAGTTATACAAAAGTACACCAAAGATTACATAAACGTTGACAAACTATTCTTTTGAATGTATAGTGTATATATACATTAGGAGAATAAACATGGTTAACAAATACGTTGTAAGATATATTGTAGGTGATGACCCTCGCAGTCAAGAAGCCATACTTTTAGCACAAAACAAAGAAGAAGCGAGTAAACAGTTAGTTTCAGATTTAGAAGATATAGTTGACTATGTAAAAGTTGTCAAAGTTACAGATAAAGCAGAATCACAACAATACGCAGAATCTTTTTTTAAATTTTAGTAAAAAAAGATAAAAAAATTAAAAAGCCTTTGTAATACAAGGCTTTTTTTATGACTAAAAAGGTTGACAGATCCTGTGTATATGCTATTATAAATTATAGTTAAGAAACAGGAGAAAACAATATGAATGACGCACTTAAACAAGCAGTTGATACAGTAATTGCAACAATGAAGGAAGACTACATTAATTGGTCAACACAAAATGGTAAAAAGCCGTTGAGTGGTTATCATCAAGAAGTTGTTGATAACTGGGAAATTGAAATTCACGAAGGTCAAAAGTATATTAAACTTGTTAAAAAAGATCACAAAAGTTCATTTGGTGGTGGCAGTGTTAACGGGTTTATTGTTAAGAAAGCAACAAAAGGTTTTGTAGAAGGCGATATGCTTAAAGCCGCTAGTTACAATCAACCAGCAACAAACTTTGCTCGTGGTAACGTTTTTGAAGATGCCAACAATGCCACTATTGCTCGTTGGACAGGAATTATGTAAATGGAAAAGCAAGAGTTTATTGCAAAAGCAAAACAATTTGCCCAAGAGGCACACGATGGACAAGTCCGTAAATATACGGGCTTGCCTTATACAACTCACACAGAAGAAGTAGCACAAATTGTAGATAATTATAACGGCAGTAAAGAAATGATTGCCGCGGCGTTACTGCATGATACAGTAGAAGATACTTCTGTAACACAACAAGATATTGAAAAAGAATTTGGTTCAGGTACTGCTATATTAGTTAAATGGCTAACAGACACTAGTCGTCCTGAAGATGGAAACCGTGCAGTACGAAAAGGTATTGACCGTGAACGTTTGAGTCAAGCACCAGCGGCGGCACAACTTATTAAAGCGGCTGATATGATTAGCAATGGCAAGGATATTAAAGTAAATGATCCTAGTTTTGCAAAAGTTTATATTGAAGAAATGAAGTTACTGCTAGATGCAATGACTAAAATTCATTCAATGGATATATACAAAGAAGCAAAGGCGGTAGTAGATGGATGAAGTAAAACAGGTTACTGTTATCTGCACTGATACTGATAAAGTCTTTGAAGGCGAAATTATACGAGAAGGTAAAGATACTATCCGAGTAGTTATGGAAGGGTATCCTATAAACTTTGAAAAGTATAATGATAAAGGACTTTATGTAGCAAATTATCAGGGCATGGAATTTACCATACAGATGTAATGAAGTTAGACTTACACGGAAAAACAATACACGAAGCATGGCGAACGTTTAAGGATCATACTGAAATATGTAAGTTAAACGGTATTCGTAAATTTGTGGTTGTAACAGGATATGGCAAAATATACGAAGAATTGCCTAAATGGACTGATAGTATTTCGTGTATTTCTGAGGTAAAAACCATGGCTCCTAACTTTGGTTGCTATCAAATAGTGCTAAAAAGACCAAAAAAAGATTACAAAGTTGAAATATCCTCAAAAAACCCAGTAAAATCAAGGCTTAATTTATCTCCTTTATTGCAAAAATATGGTAAAAAAGGTTGACAGATCCTGTAATGGTGCTATTATAAAATAGTAAGTTAAACAAATAAGGAGATATAGAAAATGGCATATATTAATAAAGAAGACGTTAAAGCAATTAGAAACGAACTTAAGAAGCAATATCCAAACATTAAATTTAGTGTTAAAAAAGACCATAGTTCAAGTGTACAAATTACACTAGTTTCTGGTGACATTGACTTTTATGACGGTTCAATGGACACATTTGACAAGTATAGTCAAACAATGAGAAAGTTTGATGGTTCTGCTCAAGTTAATCAATACCATACAGATTTCTATGGAATCCACAAAGAGTTGTTTGACAACATTTATGAAATTGCCAAAACTGCTCCAATTGGTGGTGAAGGTTACCATAAAGAAAAAGGGTGGTTTGATGAGTCAGATTCAATGACAGATTATTTCTATACTGCATATTATATCAATATTAGTGTTGGTAGTTGGGATAAAAAATATGAAGTTACTAAACAAAAGGTGGCGGCATAAACAAAAAGGTTGACAGTATAGCAATCGATGTTAATATAAAAATATAAACGAAAACTAACGAATAGGAGAAACAATGAATAGTTACGTTTTAATTAAAGAAGGTTCTTATAGGAACCAATCAATTAAAGACAAAGTCTTCCCGTTGATTAAAAATGTACAAGATAGCAAAACAGGTATGTTTGTTACTGTAGACGGTACCGAAGGTTTTGATAATCCAAAAATCCGTGTTAAGATTAAATCTCCAACAGATGTTACATTTGTTGATAGGGGCGAGTATGCTAGTCAAGTTGAAGCAAGTACTCCTAAAGAGAGTTCAAAACTTAATGCTAAAGATGAAAAACGAATTGGCGAGATTGCTCAAAGGTTTGAGATTCTCGACGAAATGACAACTGCTCTTAAAAACGGTGACGTTAGAGCAATGATTGTTACAGGACCTCCAGGTGTTGGTAAGTCCTATGGTGTTGAAACTACACTTGAAGAACAAAGTGGTTTTGATGACCTTGCTGGTAACAGGAAGTTTGAATTTGTAAAAGGTGCTATGACAGCCTTAGGGTTGTATGCAAAACTTTATGAGTTTTCAAATAGTGGTAACGTTGTAGTGTTTGATGACTGTGATAGTGTACTACTTGATGACCTTGCACTTAACATTCTAAAGGCGGCACTTGATAGTGGTGCTAGACGTAGAATTTATTGGAACGCCGATTCTGCCAAGTTGAGAGCAGAAGGTATTCCTAACCATTTCGACTTTAAAGGTAGTGTAGCATTTATCACTAACATTAAATTCGACCATGTTAAGTCTAAGAAGTTGAAAGATCACCTTGATGCATTGATGTCCAGATGTCACTACATTGATTTGACTCTTGATACTGAAAGAGACAAGTATTTGAGGATTCAGCAGATTGCTAGGAAAGGTGACTTGTTTGCTAATTACAAAGATTTCACTGAAGAAGATAAGCAAGAAATCCTAGAGTTCATGTTCCAAAAAAGAAAGTTCTTGAGAGAAATGAGTTTGAGAATGGCTCTTAAGATTGCAGACTTGAAGAAGTTGAATTCAAGTAACTGGAAGATGTTAGCAGAAAATACTTGTATGAGGAGAGGTTAATAAAATTTACAATGGCCCTTCGGGGCCATTGCTTTAACCTAAATGAAAAATGCACAATCCAGAAGATCTAGAATATTGTTTGAAAGTAGCGATAGGAATAATCGCTAGTCCAATTCCACCTAAACACATTAGTAAGCCTATTAGTTTAGCGAACTATGATGTTGGGTTTGTTAATAATGCAGTTCGTAGTATTAACAAAGGCGAAGGACTCAGTGACAGGCAACGTGAACTTACGATTAAATTGGTGACCAAATATACTAGACAATTTAAACGTTTGGGTATTGATGTAACTGAAATAACTCAACATCCAGTTTTTAGTAGTCCATTAAGGCAAGTAGATAGGACTAGACATATTGATATTGAAGATGATAAGATTATAATTAAGTTTCCTTACAATAAAGAAATGATTAGAGAGTTTAATGCTCTAGCAAAGAAGTTAAGGTCTCTTAAAACAGTTTTTGATAAACCTAAAAAACGTTATATTACAGAATACAACGAATATAACTTAATGGCTATTTTTAATTGGTCAGCAAAACATAAGTTTGAATATGCAGATACATTTATGGATATTCAAAAGAAGTGTAAAAATATACTTTCCAAAAGAGAGAACTATGCAATACAATTAGTTGTGAATAATGATAGTTGCACATTGAATAATGCACCTACTAGTTTACTAGAATGGTGGAATGAAAATATGAACAATAAGAATCGTATGGATCAAATTGTTACGGCGGCTAATCAAAACATTGATATTGTTAACAAGAGCTCTGACTTAAAATTAAGTAATGTAGGTATCAAAATACTTCATAGTAGGGGTGGTAAATTTGATTGGGTAAATACTACACCAGAACAAATATATAATTCAGCAGTAAACGAATTTAACTTTAAACGTATTGCATTCGTAATAGATGGCAGAACTATAACAGAAGAACTTGCTCAAAACCTTCAAAAATTGGTGTCTAAAATGGGCAAAGACGTCTGTACAGTGCAGTTGAAGAACAATAAACACTTGTTTAAGGCTAATAAATCGTTGACTTCTAATACTAAATTCGCTATAATAGATAGTGTACAAAGGTATTCAAATCCAAGGGTAAACCATGATTGGAGACCTGATTTTATTATTAGTACAAATACCATAAGCAAATTCAGACAGTACGGCTTTAATGTTGTCGGTGGACAGTCTGGTGTACAGTTTCATTCTGAAGCATGGGTTTGTTACTACACATATGGACAAGATTTAGGAAACAATAGTGCCAAAGGCGAAATTATTAATTAGAGATGAAGTTAACGTATCTATAAAAGGACTAGAACTTGACGCTAGAAGGCGTTTACTTAATATGTTTAAGTATGAAGTTCCTTATGCAAGATATCTTCCAGCAGTTAGATTAGGTAGATGGGACGGTAAGGTTAGTTACTTTCAATTGGGCGGTAGCACATATATAAATCTTCTTCCACAGATTATTCCTGTGTTAGATGAAATGAAATATGAAATAGATGTTGACGACCAAAGAGAATACAATACTAAATTTGAATTTACAGAAGTAAATGAAAAAGCATTTGCTCATAAGACTTGGCCCAAAGGACATCCTGTAGAAGGACAGCCAATTATCTTACGTGATTACCAAGTAGAAATTATAAACAACTTTTTATCTAATCCACAAAGTTTACAAGAAATTGCCACTGGTGCAGGTAAAACTTTAGTGACTGCGGCATTAAGTAGTATTACTGAGCAGTACGGAAGAAGTATTGTTATTGTTCCGAATAAAAGTTTAGTTACACAAACAGAAGAAGATTATGTTAATCTTGGATTAGATGTTGGTGTATTTTATGGTGACAGAAAAGAGTTTGGACATACACATACAATTTGTACTTGGCAAAGTTTAAACATATTATTGAAAAATACAAAAAATCAAATAGCACCTATAAGTATTGGAGAATTCTTAGAAGGTGTTAATTGTGTTATTGTTGACGAAGTGCATATGGCAAAAGCAGATGCATTAAAAACTTTGTTAACAGGACCTATGGCAACTATCCCAATTCGTTGGGGACTAACAGGTACTATACCAAAAGAAGATTATGAGTTTATGAGTCTTTTGGTAAGTTTGGGAGAAGTTGTTGGAAAGAAAAGTGCAAGTGAATTACAAGAAGCCGGAGTACTTGCAAACTGTGAAGTTAATGTCGTACAGTTAGTTGACCATGGCGATTATGGAAACTATCAAAGCGAATTAAAATATTTGCTAACAAACGAAAAAAGATTAGATTACTTGTCTACACTAGTTGGAAAAATTGGTGAAGAAGGTAATGTACTTGTTTTAGTAGATAGAGTTGAAGCAGGAAAAGAACTAGTTAAAAGACTAGGAGATAAAGCCGTGTTTATTAGTGGAGCGACAAAAGCCACTGATAGAAAAGAACACTATGATGAAGTTGCTAACGTAGATAATAAAATTATTGTAGCAACATATGGTGTTGCGGCAGTAGGTATTAACATACCTAGAATATTTAATCTTGTGTTAATTGAACCAGGCAAGAGTTTTGTAAGAGTAATACAAAGTATTGGCAGAGGTATTCGTAAAGCACAAGATAAGGACTTTGTAAAAATATGGGACATAACGTCTACTTGCAAATATGCAAAAAGACATTTAACAAAAAGAAAGAACTTTTATAAAGAAGCACAATACCCATTTGTAATAGAAAAAGTACAATGGGATTAATGGAGAAAACAATGGACAAAAATAAAAGACCTTCAGCACCAACACAACCTCCAAAGCAACCTGGAATGTTGATGTGGGACGCAGGTATTCATTATTTTAGTGATCCTTTTACATCGGACTCTACAAAGCCGGTTATACAATGGATTATTGAAAAGAATCTAGCACCTAGAAACGAAAGACTGAAAGAACTTACACTTGTGATTAATAGTCCAGGTGGTGATGTACATAGTGCATTTGCATTAATTGACACTATGAAAGGCAGTGCTATTCCAATTAAAACAGTAGGACTAGGACTTATTGCAAGTTGCGGCATACTTACTTTTATGAGTGGTACAAAAGGTAAAAGAATTATTACACCTAATACAAGTATTTTATCACACCAATATAGTTGGGGTTCTGGCGGTAAAGAGCATGAATTATTTGCTCGTGTTAGAGAATTTGAACTTTCAAGTAAACGTATGATTGAACACTATAAGAAGTGTACAGGTTTAACTGAAAAGAAAATTAGAGAAGTGCTATTACCTGCTGAAGATGTTTGGTTAAGTGCCAAAGAAGCAGTTAAGTATGGTTTAGCAGATAAAATAAAAGAGGTATATTAATGCAGATTCTTACATTAGAAAATAAAACTTTTGTAATGAATGATTTGCCTGAAGAAGTTGATGAATTAAGATTTGCAGTTTTAGATAATAGTAATCCAAAAGAACCTGATTACTTTTTTATTCCATTAATCTTTTTACAAAGTTTTAATGCACCTGCATTAGTTTTAAAAATTGGCGAGCATACTATTAGAATGCCAAGAGATTGGCAGATGCTTATAGGTGAATCGGAAGTTGGAGATTTAGAAGTAGTTCCACTTACAAGTTTAAATGACAGAGGATTTAATGCATTTACATTTAATCCACGTGGGGATTTTAGACCTGAATTTTATCCTGTAGAAATTGTTGATGTGTATCAGGAAGTTAAATGGTATTTTCCTAAACTAAAACCTGGACACTTATTGGCAGTTCCTTTACGAGAAGGACCTAATCCTCCTTGTGCATATTTTGTAGAGGATATAAGTAGAACTTCGGAAATAGTAGATGTCACAAAAATATGGTAAACTAATTATTAAAGACACTGATTACAAATACAGTGTCAAATTGAACTCAGCCGATGAACAACACTGGCTAGAAACACAACGTCCTTTAATAGAAAATGTGGTTGCATTTTTTAATGATAGACAACTGGTAGATAAAGGTGTTAATATAAAGATAGACTGGGACAAAGATAATAATAGATGGTATCATATACAATTCGAGCATATAGATGACGCAAACTTATTTCAAATCACATTCGCGGAGTATTTTTAATGGCAGGTAAATTACCACTAAACAGAGTACTTGGTGCTATGGATCGTAAACAAAAAGGTTTTTATGATTCGCTAACTGATGAAGAGAAGAAGGCTTTTAGTGCCTTTCTTATGAATCGTTATGCAAGTAGTGTAAAAGGTAATCCGGCTTTACAAGAATGGTGGCTTATAGCAACAAACAAAAGAGTAAACACAAACTTTTTTGATTTAGCAAAGCACCCGAAACTACAATGGTTGTTATTAACAACTGCTAGTCCAGGCATGGGTACTGCATATCATGAATGGATTCCACACAAAAAGAAAGATGCAGTAAATAACAAGATACTAAAAACTCTTAAAACATTATATCCATTCGCTAAACAAGATGAACTTGAACTAATGGCAAGTATCAACACAAAAGCAGATATTAAAACACATTTAGAAAATATGGGTTATGATAAAAAAGAAATAAAAGAAATGCTATGAGTATTATAACTGGAGATTTATTTTTAATGTGGCCACCTGGAGCAGGTGGTAATTTTATACTATCTTTGTATACTTGGAATAGTATGGATAAAATTCCAATTAATGATACACCTACTAATATATTTGATGCACAACCTTTTCCTAGTGTTGCTCAAATCGACACACTAGCGGATAAAGATGTAATAAATGAAAAGAGTGTAATTTGTGGTCATCGACCAAATGACTATTATATCGATAATTTTGATTTTGATTTTTATAAAGCATGGGCAATATTACCTGATGATTTTGAAACATGGTCTTATATGGTAAAACTTGCAAATTTAAAACAAAGTGAAAATGTAGAACCTAAAGAATCGAGTATGCAAAAATATTTAGATAAAGTCAGTAAACTATCTCAAAAGATTGACAATTTACAAAAGTTTAATTATAATGAAGTATTTGTTAAACGTACTGTATTCCCTGAATGGGAAAGCAGTATTAAACAGTATCATGAAAAGAATTTAAAACTGGTATGAATGCACTAATGGCTATAGCAAAACAAACAAGAGATAATTACAAACCTGGCGATAAGCCTTATGTTTGTAAATATTGCCAACGAGGTTTTAGTAGAGAAAAAACTTTGTTTAGTCATATGTGTGAACAAAAACGCAGATGGCAACAAGAAAAAGACAAAGGCGTACAAATGGGTCTACAAGCATATTTACGTTTTTATGAAACTGCACAAGGTGGACAAAAGAAAACATATGGTGACTTCGTAAACAGTCAGTATTATAATGCATTCGTAAAATTTGGTAAACATATTATAGATATTAAAGCAATTAATCCTAGTGCATTTATTAACTATGTTTTAACAAATAATATTAAACTAGACAAATTTTGTAAAGATGAAAATTATCAAAACTATTTAGAACAACATTTGAGAGTAGAATCTTGGCAAGATGCTATTGCAAGAAGTTTACAAAATATGGAAAAATGGGCTGATGAGAATGGGGTACATTTACATACATATTTTTATGCGGCTAATCCAAACAGGATTTGTACTCATATTGTAAATGGTAGAGTTAGTCCGTGGGTAATATTTAATTGTGAAACAGGTGTTGCATTTTTAGGTAAATTAAATCAAGAACAGTTGACAATAATTTATCCATATATTGATCCTGATTTTTGGAGACAGCATTTTGTAAAATATCATCAAGAAACTGCAATCGTAAAAGATGCATTGAAAGATTCGAAACTATGAGTAAATTACCTGACATTGATATAGATTTTGGTAATAGAGATAAGGCTTTAGAAATCTTGCCCGGTGTAGCGGCGTCTATGACGGAGCATGGGGTCACTAAAAAGCATAATACAGGAGTTTACTATACAAAGATTCCTGTTAATCCCGAAACGGGCATAAGTACGTTAGATTATAAACTAGCAGAAGAAAGAGGATATTTTAAATTAGACTTACTTAATGTTGCAGTGTATCAAAAAGTACAAAGTGAAGAACACTTAACAAAACTTATGAGACAAGAACCTTTATGGGACTTGCTATGGAAAAGTAAAGAATTTTGTGAACAAGTAATTCATGTAGGTAACTATTATGATTTAATTTGTAAAATGAAGCCTGATAGTATACCGAGAATGTCTATGCTATTAAGTATTATTAGACCAGGTAAAGCATACTTGCAAAACAAACCTTGGAAAGAAGTTGCTAAAGAAGTTTGGAAGAAACCAGCAGATGGGCAATATTATTTTAAGAAAGCACACGCCGTTGCATATGCACATTTGGTTGCAGTTCATATTAATTTGTTGTGTGAGGAATATAGTAAATGAAGATTTTAATTTGTGGACCTAAAGGTAGTGGAAAGACTACACTAGCAAAACCTTTAGCAAAAGAATTAAATGGTAAGTATGTAAAATGTGGACAACTTTATACTATACAAGAACATTTAGATAATGGTAAAATTGTTGTAATAGATAAACGTTGTGAAACAAATAAAAAAATTAAAAAATTAAATCCAGACTTTATAGTATGGATGGATATGCTAGAAGAAAAAACTGAAAAGCCATATAAAGTAAATTACCATGTTAGTAAATGGTTCGACGATACGGCAGTACAACTAGCGGATGTAGTAAAGACTTTTATGGAAAGGAATAAATGACATATTTAGTAAATGATAAATGCGTTAAATGTAAGTATACAGATTGTGTTTCTGTGTGTCCAGTAGATTGTTTTTACGAAGGTGAAAACTTTTTAGCAATTAATCCAGACGAATGTATTGACTGTGGTGTATGTGAACCAGAATGTCCAGCAGGTGCTATTGTGGCTGATAATAGTATGGAAAAAGATGAACATGATAAATGGTTAAAAATTAATACAGAAATGTCGGCAATATGGCCCAACATTACACAAACAAAAGATCCATTACCGGATGCTGATAGTTTTAATCCTAAAGAAGGCTATACTGGTGGTGATAAAAGTGATATGTTAAGTGAAAATCCTGGGGAAGGTGATTAATCAACTTTTTTAACTAATTGAATGCTTCTACGTTTAGTTCGTTTTTTAGAAAGTTCGTTAAGACTAACACTTGGACCAGCAAGTACATTACAATCCTTACTAATAAAAGTAGTTAGATATCGTCTAAAAGGTGCCCAGTCTTGTTTGAGAAATATGTTAATAGGTATCATTCTATTTGATTCCCACCACCATGTTTCAGCAAGTTGTAAAAAATGCTTTTTTAGTTCAAGGTCGCCTATACGTTCGTAGTCATAAAAACTAGTACAGTGAGCATCTCGGTTTTGTATGATACCAATATACTCTTTTCCGGCATATTGTATATGGCTCAAAAACGGGTATTGTTTAAGTAATTTTTCTAATAGTTCGTCCATGTCAACTTTACATAAATATATATAATATGTGGAATAAAAAATGCAAAAACTTTTTGGATACTTACAAACGCAAAATATTTCAGTTGTTTACTCTCCAGATTCAACTGTAGAAAATAGGAATAGAACAGTGTACTCACGTCCCTTAAAAGCATATAGAGGTATTAAAAATACCCTACAACTACAACTGAAAGATTCAGATCAAAAGCCTGTTGATATAACAGGAAAAACATTTGTCTTTAACATTTTAAATCCTTCTACATATGTAGTTATCCTTTCTAAAACCGGCACCATATCAAATGCGAATCAAGGCAAAGTCGACTTCGATTTAACAGATTCGGATTTAAGAAACACTGATGCAAATATGTATACTTACAGTGTACATGAACTAAAATCAGATGGTACAAAAACTATAGTGTTTAGTGGGAGTAATTACGACGCAGGAGGTACTATTGAAGTTATTGACGGTGTTTATAATGAATTTGTACCAAGTAGAGAATTACTAATAATTTCAGACGAAGCAAACAGTGGTGGAAATACAGTTACAAAGTACACCAGTGGAACTAATGCATACCCAGAACTCAATCAAAATAAAGCACTACACACGGCACAGTATTATTTAAACGGTTATACAGGCGATATTACAGTACAAGGTACTATGGATCCTGTGGCTAGTTTGGTAAATGCTAATTGGGTAGACATCAAAACTGATACATATTCTACTGTTACAGGTAACGAATATACTACATTTAGTGGCGTTTTTACTGCAATTCGCTTTAAGCAAGAAAAAACTGCTGGAACCTTAACAAAAGTCTTGTATCGTCCGTAATTTTGTGCTATAGTAAGCACTATGCAGAATAAAATATACGACACATTATTTGGTTTATTGCCTTCTAAAAAGAAAACTAGTCCAAGTGGCTGGATAAGTTTTAGTGGGTCGTGTTGTGTACATAACAACGAGTCTCAAGATAAAAAAGGTAGAGCAGGAATAACTGGAGGTGCTGATGGCATTTTAAGTTATCACTGTTTTAATTGTGGGTTTAAAGCACATTGGAAACCAGGCTGGCATCTTACATATAAAATTAGAAAGTTGCTACAATGGTTTGGTGCAGATGAAAAAACAATTAAAGGCCTTCAAATTGAAGCATTACGATTAAAAGAGTATGCAGAAGAAATTGGCGAAATTGAAGAAGTAGAAGAAGTTAATTTTGAAGAAAGAGATTACCCAACTGATTCTGAAACACTTTTACATTGGATACATAATCCAGGCAAACACGAAAAACAAATTGCTAGTGTGGCAGAATATGTTATTAGTAGAGGACTTGAAAGTAATTTAAAAGATTTAAGATGGTCTCCTAGTAGAGCAGGTAATTTGAATCAACGTGTAATTATTCCGTTTTATTATAAAGGAAAGTTTGTTGGGCATACTGCTAGAGCAATTAATAATGATGTACAACCAAAATACTTAAACAGTATGCAACCTGGGTATGTATATAATACTAATGAACAAAGCAAGGATCGTAAAATTGTAATTGTTACAGAAGGTCCTATAGATGCTTTAAAAATTGGTGGTGTGGGTATAAACAGTAATATGATTAACGAAGCCCAAGCGGATTTGATTGACTCTTTAGGAAAAGATGTTATAGTAGTACCAGACCAGGATGATGCAGGAAGTAAAGTAATTGATACTGCAATAGAGTATGGTTGGAGTGTAGCATTTCCAGATTGGGAAGATAACATAAAAGATGTAAGTGATGCAGTAGACAAATATGGAAAACTATATACATTATGGAGTATAATTAATTCTGCACAACAAAGTAAAATAAAAATCGAACTTATGAGGAAGAAACTTGCAAACTGAATATACAATAGATATACAGAAACTATTTTTAGAGATGATGCTAAATGATGCAGAATCTTATGTTCGTGTACAAAATATTTTTAACGCAAATAACTTTGACAAAAGTTTAAGAGAAGCGGCAAAGTTTGTTGAAACGCATACAGGTGAATACAATACTATGCCTACAATAGAACAAGTAAATGCGGCAACTGGTTCTAAACTAAAAGCAGTTAAAGAAGTTAGCGATGGACACTATGAATGGTTTTTAGATGAATTTGAAAAATTTACTAGACGACAAGAACTAGAACGTGCAATTTTAAAAAGTGCAGACTTGTTGGAAAAAGGTACATATGAGCCTGTAGAAAAACTAATTAAAGATGCAGTACAAATAAGTTTAACAAAAGATTTAGGTATTGAGTATTGGGAAGATCCTAGAGCAAGATTAATGGCTCTTAAGGATAACAACGGACAAATCAGCACAGGCTGGCCCGCATTAGATAAAAAACTGTTTGGTGGATTTAACAGAGGTGAACTAAACATTTTTGCTGGTGGTAGTGGATCTGGTAAAAGTTTGTTTATGCAAAATCTAGCAGTTAACTGGGCAATGGCAGGACTTAATGGTGTTTATGTAACACTTGAATTAAGTGAAGGATTGTGTGCTATGCGTATTGATAGTATGGTTACAGATGTGCCTAGTAAAGAAATATTTAAAGACTTGGATACTGTTGAAATGAAAATTGGTATGACAAGCAAAAAAGCAGGTAGTATGAGAATTAAATATTTACCAGCACAAAGTAATATTAATGATATTAGAGCATATCTAAAAGAATTGCAAGTTAAGATAGGTAAAAAATTAGATTATATTTGTGTTGATTATTTAGACTTGTTAATGCCAGTTAGTGCAAAAGTAAGTCCTAATGATCAATTTATTAAAGACAAATATGTATCTGAAGAATTGCGTAATTTAGCAAAAGAGATGGACTTTGTAATGGTAACTGCTTCGCAGTTAAACAGAGCGGCAGTTGAAGAAATTGAATTTGATCATTCGCATATTGCAGGCGGTATTAGTAAAATTAATACTGCTGATAATGTTATTGGTATTTTTACAAGTAGAGCGATGCGTGAACGTGGAAGATATCAAATACAGTTTATGAAAACTAGAAGTAGTGCAGGTGTAGGTCAAAAAGTAGATTTAGAGTTTGATCAAAACAGTTTAAGAATTAGAGAACTAGTAGGAGGTGATGCAGAACAACCAACTACTGTTAGTGATAAAAGTAATGATGTTATGAGCAAGATTAAGACTACTGCTGAAATTACATCAGACGAACAGCCACAAAAGACTATTCGTGCTGATGTACAAAGTTCTAAATTACAAGATATGTTAAAAACACTAAAAAGTTAACTTTTAGGTTTAAATTGATCAATTACTAAATTACCTTTTTTATCTTTTTGAATATCTTTTCTTCTAATTTTTTTAGCATATGCGTCAATACTATGGTCGTATACGCCATCGAAAAATTGAAGTTTAGACCAGGCTTTTAATCTACCTCTCATTCTGTCTTTGAAACGTTGCCATGGACTTAAACCGTTACGAACGTTTCCGTAGAAGTTAAGGTATTTTAGTTCACCGTAGTGTCTAAAACCTAAAAATGCAGGCGGAACTCTAGTTACAGTATCATTGTTGTTTACCCAACGATGATGCTTTATTTTTAATGTATTAATAAATTCTTTGTTACCAACTCTTGGAGAACCATAAGTGTACAAAGAAATATTTTTAAAATCGTCCTGCAATCTAGCGGCACAAATAGTAGCCATTGCGGCACCTAAACTATGACCAGTTACAGTACATTCTTTTTCTTTATGATTATTAATAAATTCTTCAATTTTTTCCCAAAGTTTTTCAACTTCGTCATAAAATCCATCGTGTACTTTACCAGCAACTTTACTTTTACTTTTCCAAGTTTTTGCGTCAGCAATAAGGTCACTTGGTTCACCTGGTTCTGTACCTCTAAATACAAGTGTTACAAGGGTATTGTTCGCCAGCATATATGCTTGAGCCCCATCAATATCAAGGAATTCGATGGTGTTATACCCTAATTGTTTAAGGTTTGCTTGTATAGATGGGTCCATGTCTTTGTATGCCATAGCAGAAAGCATAGCATGATGCGAATCGTAATTCATGTGTGTAATCCCCTTCTTGTTTCTTACTTTACAATATGTATTTAACCAAAAAAATTAAATAAATAAGTTATAATACGGAGAAAAATGATGCAAAATAAACATCGTAGACTTCTTGAAGAATTAGACAGTATTGCAATCCCACGAGATCGTGTACACTTAATAGAGTCAAGAGCCCAGCATATAATCGCTAGTGCTACAAATCTTATTGAATTAATCAAAGAATCGTACGATGATACAGTTGCAGAGGACATGGAACGTAAATTGTTGTTAGCAATTAAACGTCAAGATCCGTCGAAATTTAATAATGGTTTAAAGAAGTTAAAAAAATGAGAATAGACGAATTAAATTTAGGTAATCAAGCAGAGTTTAACAAAGAACTTGCTGACGCAAAAAAGAAAGAGCAAGAATTAAAAGCACTTGCCGGCAAAGCCAAGCAGATGTATGCAAAGGCTGTACAGAATTACGAAGAAGTAGAAGAAAAGAACGCTGAAAAATTTGACGAAGAACCAACTAATTCATTTAATGGATGGTTCGAGCATATGTTTAAAACAGATCCTGTTAAAGCACTTGCTATACCAGGCTTTACATTAAACGATAATAATGTTAAAAAGATTGGCAAACTATTAATTGCGTATGCAAGTCAAAATTATTTCTTAAAACCAAAAACTCCTTTTACAGGAGCACAAACATTTTTAAAAATTGTTAAAGCAATTGATCCACAATTAGTATCACAAGCAGATACAATTTTTGGTAGATATGTTAGAGGTGAAGAACAAAAGAATCCAGGTGAAGTTAATGACGATATGAAAGCGGCACTTAATTCATTAACACCAGATCAAAGAAAACAACTACAAGCATTGTTAGATAAGACAGGAGCAAAAGCATAATGAAACTTAATGAAGTAAAATATGATTATAAATCCAAACATTATCTAGCAGAAAGTTGGAATACACTTACTGAAGAACAACAAGTGTATATTGGTTCATGGGAAAATAAAGTTTGGCCTCTAGTTGAACAATACAGTAAACTATTTGAAGCAGAAGTAACACCTGACCAAATTAAAGATATTTTTACAAGAGCAGAAAAAGTTGCTATGCAAAGTGGCACTAATCAAACTGTTTTAGGTAAAGCAGGAAAAATTAGTGGTGCTATTGCAAGTAAACTAAAAACAGAAATTGAAAAGTTAGCCAAACAAGCACAAGATTCAGCACCAATACAAAATGTAGATGCGGCATTTGATAATTTAAGAAAACAAATTGCTAGTACTATTGGAAAAGGTGCAGGTGGTCAATCTGTATTAGGTATGGTTGACAAATGGAAAGATTATAGTAAAGAAAATCCAGCCAAAGCGGCATTTTGTATCGCGGCAATGACTTCAGCATTAGCATTTGCTAGTGGTGGTATTGTTTCAGGTATGGCAATTGGTTTCTTTATTAAATTAGCAAACAATATTGTAACAGGTGACAAGTTAAGTAGTGCAGTTGCAAAAACTGGTAAGCAAATGGCAATTGGTGCTCTTGCTGGTGGACTTGGACAAGTTGTTGGCGATTTAGCAAACGATTTATTTCCAGCAGAAGTTACGCAGATATTTACAGCCTCTGATGGAACTATACTTGACGTAGATGAACTTCCTGGAATGGATAAAACTATAGAAACAATTACTGCTGATGAAGTAAAAGAATTAATGCAAACTAGAAATGCATTTTTAACAATGGCTAGAAATTTAGCAGTTGAGGATCCAGAAGCAAATGACGCCATATTAAAACAAGTACAAGAAATTAATAACAAAATTTTTGAACTAGAACCTGATGGCGCAAACGCCCAAGAGGCAGTTAATAATTTAGCAGATAAGTTCGGTATCGAAGGCGAAGGTGTTAATTTAGAAAAAACTACAACAACTTCAAATCAAGATGCAGGATCTACAGAAACTACAGTAGAACCGGCAGGTGAAATTTCAAATGACCAAATACAAAAAGCAGGTTTAGATTATGCTCAACAACCTGATTTAAGTGAAGAATTTATGGATTTCCTAAAAGAAAAAGGAATGACAGAAGACGAAATAGCACAGATTCAAGCACAAGCAGGTTTTGATAAAGCAGTAGCAGATCAAACATGGTTTGGTGTAAAAATAGGCGGCGGTGATTCTTTACAGGTTTGGGACGGTAAACTACCCGATAATATAGACGCAAACGCAGTAGCACAACAAATTGATATTCCAGACGATATGCAAGGTGGACAAACTTTCTCAAGTGAGATTACAACAAGTTTTGATGGCATCGAAGGAGATTTAACATTTACAGGTGAGTATGAATACTCAGGTGTTGATGCTGACGGTAACGATGTTTATGAAGTTAAATCAGTTCGAATTGCACCTGAATCTAAAATAGCAGACGGTGTACTTGAAAAGTTAAGCGATGAAGACCAAGATAAGTTTTGGGAATTAATGAGCAAATATACAGGCGATAATATTGATTCTGAAGCGGCAGTTACTGAATATTATGATGACTTAAACCAAAAATTAGCAACAAGTTTTGCTGGTGCAATAGCAACAGTTGGATTAGCAGGTGCAGTAGCAGATGCTGAAAACAAACAAGCAAAAGCACAAGCACAAGAATCTTATAGAAAAGATATTGAAAACAAATTAATGGAACAATATTTAGAAGAAGGACCTGCACTAGACTTAATGAAAAAAGCCGCGGCGGCGGCGGTTAAAGGTGTCGGTACTGTAGCGGATAAAGCCGTTGGCGGTGTTACTGCGGCAGGTATGAAAGCGGCTCAGGCGGCTATTAAAACTGGTAAAGCAGTAGGACATGAAGTAGGCAATAAGATTACAGTTAAGAAACTAATGAGTTTATGGAAAGGTCTTAAGAGTCCAACAAATGTTGCAGGCGTTGTACAAACATTAAAACGTGCAGGTATGGACGATGAAATGATTGGCATACTAAACAAAGAAACAACTAAAATGGATATTGACCTTACTAAAACAGATGCACCTAAAACAGATGCACCAGCAGATGATAAAAAAGACGCTGAAGTAAAACCAGGTGATGAAAATCCACAAAACTTTATAGACGTAGAAGCATTAGCAAAAATTATTAAAGCAAATGAATTAGACGACGAAGTAAGAGCAATATTAGCCAAAAGTGCAAAGGCGGCATAATGTTATTAAAAGAAGTTTTTATTCCTAAAACACACAGTTGGAAACTGTTTGAAGCAGAAGGTAAAAATACACACCTAGAACACATTGAAGATTTAGTATTCAACAATGGTTACGATGGTGCAGTAAGAGCCTTTGAATATTTAGATGCAGTTAAAGGATTATTAGAAGGTGGTTCCCCAACAGGTAAATTAACTGTTAAGTGGGACGGAGCACCTGCAATTATCTGTGGCATTGATCCAGAAGATGGAAAGTTCTTTGTAGGAACAAAAGCAGTATTCAATAAAGAAGATAAAAAAAGAGCAAAGTCAACTTCTGACGTAAAATCTATGTATGCTGGTAAAGGTGACTTAGAAGATAAATTGATTCTTGCTTTACAATTACTTCCTAAATTAGGAATAGGTACAGTAGTACAAGGTGACTTCTTATTTGGTCCAGGTGATGTCGAACAAGACACAGTTGGTGACGAAGAATGTCATACGTTTACTCCTAACACTTTAACATATGCAGTTCCTGTAAAGAGTGATATTGGTAAACGTATAGCAAAAGCAAAAATAGGTATTGTATTTCATACAGAGTACACAGGTGAAACACTTGACGAAATGACTGCAAATTTTGGATATAGTGTAAACGGTTTACAAAAAACATCTGATGTATGGTTTGATGATGCAAATTATAAAGATGTAAGTGGTATTGCAACACTAACTGGCGAAGAAGAAGCAAAAATTGATAATGAATTAGATAGAGGACGCACTACACTTAAAAAAGTTGGTACTAAAATGAACAAAGTACTAGAGTTTGGTCAATTCTCAAAATTTATTAAACCTTTTATTAATGCCAATGTAAGAGCAGGTGAACAAGTAGGCGAACCTTTGGAGTTTTTAAGAAAGTTCCAAGATTTTTATACAGGCAAAATGCAAAAAGAAATTGATGGACTTAAGAATCAAGATCCTGAAAAACCAGCAGTAAAAAATAGATTAGAAAAGATAGAACAACAAAAAGAATTTTTGGCCGATAATGCCAACACTTTATTATTGACACTGGCTGTATATCGTCGTATAATTAGTGCAAAGTTATTATTAATTGGTAAATTAAGTAAAGTAGATAACATTGGTACGTTTGAAAAAACTGCTGATGGTTATAGAGTTACTAATCACGAAGGCTTTGTAGCATTTGGTATTGACGGCGGTGCTGTCAAACTAAACGATAGAATGGAATTCAATAGATTGAATTTTGCGGCAACTAAAAAGTGGGCAAGTTAATATAAAATATATCAATGAAAATAGATGGCAATCAAATACTAGAAGTCATCAATAACAAAATAGTTATTGAATGGGCAATAGGTAACTGGTGTAATTTTAAATGTCCTTATTGTTTCGATGAAGCAAATTTAGGTACACATAGAGCACCTGAAGTAACACCTTTATTACAAAAAAATGTAACTTTTCTTATAAATCAAATACGAAAAAACAATCCAACAGATCATATACAATGGACATTGTCAGGTGGAGAACCTACTGCACAAAAGAAGTTTGAATTATTATTAAAAACTTTAAATGATATAGATAATAATTCACACGTGATGTTAATTACAAACGGTACAAGACCAATACAATGGTGGAAAAATAATATCGAACAATTGGAACATATTATTCTTTCACACCATCCAGAATCTAAAGTAGAACATAATGTAGAACTACTTAAACTATTAGCAGAACATAACATAAACACTAGTGTTTCTGTAATGGCAGGTGCTCAAAATTTTGATCAGGCTGTAAACGATTATAAGGTGTTTGCTAAACTTACAACTGGAAAAGACTTTACACATATTAAGTTAAAAATTAATAGATACAGATTAACCAGTAGAAATAAAGAGTTTGAACAATTAACAAAAGACCAGCATGATATTTTAAATAGTTTACAACAAGAATATAATACAAATAAACAACTCAGTGATGTTAGAAGTTATAAAAGAAAAAACAGAATTCTTTCAAAAGATAAAAATTTTTTAAAGTTTCAAGATCCTCATATTAAACATAATAATGGTGTTGAAACATTAGATTGGCAAAAAGGTAAACGTACTAGATATCAAGGTAACTGGGTTGGGTATAAATGTTATGCTGAAGGTCGTGCTATGCATATAAAATATGATGGTAGCATGGGATATTTACCCTGTGGAGTGAATTTTGTGGAACGCGGTTTTTTAAACATTTTTGATGAAGAATTTGTAAATAAATACAAGTATAACAGTGAACCATATATATGCGATAAACCGTATATGGATTGTAATTGTACTGGACAGATGGAAGCAAAAAAGGTCTTATAATGGAAAAATATACTGCAAGTGAATGGGCGGCTATGGAAGGTGGACACGAAGTACCATCTAATAAGTTATTCGAATTTATGAATGACGAAATGACAGAGGCACGTTTATTTAAAAATCCAAAACAGTTTGTTACACAAAGTGGTGAAGATATTGCGGCTAACGTATACGCACACTTACTCGGTGTACAGGCTATGCGTTATACAGATCCTGGTAGAGCAAGTACATACGCAAAGAATACATTAAAGTATTCAGGATTTGACGGTGTGCGTAGTGGTGCAACTGACTTACACAATTTAATTGCTGGACTAGAACGTAAAGGCGGTTATAGAATACCAACTGCACAAATTAAAAGATATTTAAGAAACGTACAAAATGGTGTAGTAGATACTTCATTAGATAGACGTACAATGATAGCAGTAGAACGTTCGCTTAAAATTAGCGATAGTAAACTAAAATCTATGAGACGTATTGTAGGTGACTGGCCTCGTGCTTTACCAAATGAACAAACTGCTGGCGCAACACGTTTAGGCTTTATGTTAAACCATTATGCAAGAGGTAGTGATTTAACTGGACCTTACAATCAAAGTGTTCGTGGCATAGCGGCTGATAACGCCAAAAGTCCTTACACTGGTAATACTTTTGCAAAAACTGTGGCGGCTACGGCAGTTGGTGCATTTGTAGGTTATAAAGCAATTAGAAATCCTAACATTAAAAATATCCATAACAAATACAAAATTAAACCTGCTTAAAACTACTTTAAAATAATATGGTAGTTGAAATCGTGGTTTAACAATATAAATATATTAGTAGAAACAGGCTAACACAGGCAAACAATATAGGCAAATCAAAGGCTCACTAAAGGCTCCGCAATTATCAAATCACCCAAGGTAGGTGTAAAAGGAAGCAAAATGAGTAGTCCGACTCGAGACATTGAAAAAGAAAGCCTTGAAGCTCACGTAGAATTATGTGCGGCGAGGTATACACGATTGGAAGAAAAATTAGATAATTTGGAGGGCCGAGTCATCGGCATTGAAACTGTACTTGGTGAAATTAGAGATACAATCATTAGGGACAGAGAAAAAAGACAGACCCAACTTATAACTTGGGGTGTGGCTATTATTGGCTCATTAGCCACTGCGGTAGCAGTACTATCATACAACTTATTCACATAAAATACACTTTCATTAAATTCTTAAAACTGATAAAACTATACTAAATAGTAGTGTTATGCTTATATTAGAACTTTTTAGCGACGAAAATACACCTATTACTGAAACTAGAATGGCTTGGGGCCGCTCTGGTAATAAAGTAGTGCGTAAATATAGATGCTCTATAGGTCGTTTAAAAGGCAAAATTGTAAGCAGTCCTGGTGCTTGTTTTAAAGCACCTGATATTAAGAAACGCATTAAGTTAAAAATGACTAAAGCGAAACTTAAAAAAAGAATGCAGTTGAAAGCAAAACGTACAAAACGTATTAATCCTGCAAGTAAACGTGTTCAGGCACTTAATAAAGCAAGTAGGAAAAGATAATGAAATTAGCGGATATTTTTGAACAACCTATGCAAGGCAAAGTAACAAGAGTTGCTGGCGATAATGTTGAAATTAGCGATCCTAAAAAACCAGGAATCACTACAAAAATTGATTTAAAGAAAATGGATATTGATACAAAAGATCCAAATAATCCTACACTAAAACCTAAGAAGCCTGGTGCACAAGGACAAGGTCAAAAAATTAAACCAGGACAAACAATTTCTGTTGCAACAGAAACAGAAAAAAAAAGACTATCTAACCTTGAAGAAGGCATAAACGATCCCGCAATTTTTAAAGCAATATTCCTAGCAGGAGGACCTGGTAGTGGTAAAAGTTTTATGGTAGATGCTATAGGACTAAAAGGACTAGGATTTAGATTAATCAATAATGATAAAGCATTTGAATTTTATTTAGAAAAAGCAGGATTAACAAAGTCTCCAGAAGATATTATGAGTGAACCAGGACAAAGTGCAAGAGAAAAAGCCAAATCAGTAACAAAACGATTGATGGCTTTACACTTAAACGAAAAACTTGGTTTAGTAATTGATGGAACAGGAAAAGATTTTGAAAAAATAACAGATCAAGCCAATGCACTACGACAAGTAGGATATGATTGTGCTATGATTTTTGTAAACACAAATAAAGAAACTGCTCTAAAAAGAAATAGTAATAGAGAAAGAGTATTACCAGATAAAATGGTCGAAAAGATGTGGAGCGAAGTACAAGATAATATTGGTAAATTCCATAACTTTTTCGGAAAAAATATGTATGTAGTAGACAACTCAGTAGGTGCCAATACGGCAGGTGTAGTTAATAGTATGTATAAACGTATGTCACAGTTCGCTAAAGAAGAACCAAATAATCCAGTTGCTAAAAAATGGATTGAAAAGGCTCGCGAACTTAATTAACTATGTCCTATTTTGAGTTTTCAGGCGGTGCAAGAGTGTCACTGTCAAAAGAAGAACAAATGTTTTTAAAAGAATTTGATCAGTCTATAGCACAGGCTGATTTAAATGAAAGCCAAGCAAGTTTGGCTTATGCTTTAGTAAACAAAATGGTACTATATAGGAAAAAGAAAAATGGTAATCTCTACTATGTCAAAGAACGAAAAAGATAAAATCAATATTTCTAAGATTCGTAGTTTCTTAGAACAAAAAGCAGAAGAACTACCTGTGGTATCTGTAAAAGGTGCCCATGTAAAAATAGGTAAGTACTATTGCTTAGAACGTAATGGAGTATGGGAAGTATACGACAGTGGTACATTACTAAACTCTTTTGCATTAAGAAACAGTGCGTTGGCTTGGTGCGTAGCACAGATGCAAGGACAAACGTCAGACGCAATGGATATAGAGAGACAGGATTTTGATTATAGTAAACATTCTAATGATGCTTTGATATTTTATATTAGGTATAAGCAGTCAAATGACGAATTTCGCAAGGATTTGATGTATATTAGATACGAAGAAAGCGAATACCGTAAAAATCGCATTAGAAACCAACTAGACCAATCGATAAAAAACATTAAAATTAACTAAATATATAAAACGAAGAATTATTAGGGAACTCAAAATGGAACTAAATGATTTAAACAACATATCACGTAGCGGCAGTTTAAACAAACTGTTAAGCACACGTTTCGGCTTTGACTTGGATTTATCAAAAGTAGATGAAAACACTGCAAACAAATTAATTAATTCAGCATCTAAAAAGATGGCAGAAGTAGTAGAAACTACAGGTGACTATCAAACTAACAAAGAATACCTTTGTTCAAAGTTAGTAAAAGAAACTGTAGAAGCATGGAGCATTGAAAACAAACTTAACATTCAAGAAGCACCAGGCACAGAAATTACTCCAGGAGAATTAAAACCAAATGACGGTAAAATTGATCCAGAACAGAATTCACCAAGAGCAAAAAGCAGACGTCAAAACGCATTAAGAATTTTAGTAGGTCCACAAAACTACATGAAGGCAAAACGTGCTTTAGATATGTACAAAAAAGGACAAACAGTTCCCCCAATGTTAATGCAAGGTCTTATGCCAATTATTGATATGATTGATGAAATTATGAGTAGTAATTTAGCAAACGTTAGATTCTTACAAATGGTAGATAGACGTGCAAGAAAACAATTAGGTATTGAAGAGAGTAGACAAAACCTTAAAGAAGGTGAAATGGAAAGTGCTGAACTAGTACTAGCATCAAAAGATATGGTAGACCGTATCCAGGGTATGTTAGAAGATATTAGTGAAATGCAGGCTGAAGATTTATTACCATTAACAGATCAAATTAGAGATGAAATGGGTAATGAAAAAGCAGAACAATTTATGAATGCGGCTAAAGGAACATTAGAAAGTTTATTAGATGCAATCACAACTGCAAGAGCTGATATGGATAATGCATCACGTATCTTAACAGGTACTGCTGATGAATCAGGCACAGACTTGACAGCAGAAGAACCTGCAACTGAAGAACCAGAAGCAGAAGTAGATGCTGACGCAGAAGCACCTGCTGAAGATGATGAAGTTAGTGTTGATTTAGATGCTGGCGCAGAAGGCCAAGAAGGTGCAGACGAACTAGACAGACAAGAACGTCCGTAATGAAAGCACACGAATTCATATCAGAGAAAGTACCTCAGGGTGTTGACAAACTAGCAAGTTTGTTAATCTTTCTAAGAAACAGAGCAGAACAAAAATCACTTAAACCTCAAGTTTCTTTAAGTGCGTTTTCCTCAATGGCAAAACGTTTAGGTATTTCTTTGAACTATGATAGTTTCAGTAACTTAATTCAAACAAGTCCAACAATAGCAAATTTAGTGCAAGATTTTAATAACGATACAATCGTTTTCAAAAATACAGATGGTAGAGATGACCAAACAATCGCAACGCCAGATGATGTAGACGTAGAGCCAACTAGTCAAGTTGACAAAATGGCAAAACGTGCCCTAAACAAACGCACATAATTTACTTGACTAAGGCGGTAAATCCGTATATAATCAAATGATGATAACAGAGCGATATTCGTACGAAAAGATTTCAAGAAAACAAGTAGAAGGCAAAAGACTTTACACTACTCCTAGTGGTGATGCAGTACCTAGTGTCACAACAATCTTAGATAAAACTAAATCCAAAGAAAAAAGAGAAGCACTTGCAAATTGGAAGAAACGTGTAGGCGAACAGAAAGCACAGGAAATTGTAACCGAAGCATCTGGGCGTGGTACTCGTATGCACAAATATTTAGAAGATTACATTTTAAATAGTGAACTTTCACAAGCAGGTTCAAATCCTTTTAGTCAACAAAGTAGAAAAATGGCACAAGAAATTATTGATAATGGATTGTGTGATGTTGATGAATATTGGGGTGTAGAAGTTCCTTTATATTTTCCTAAAATTTATGCAGGTACTACAGATTGTGTTGGTACATATAAAGGTAAACCGGCTATTATAGATTTTAAGCAAACTAATAAACCTAAAAAGACAGAATGGATACAAGATTACTTTTTACAGTTAGCGGCATATAGTGAAGCACACAATGAAGTACATGGATCTGAAATTAAAACAGGCGTTATTTTAATGTGTAGTGCAGACTTTAAATTCCAAATGTGGGTGTTAGAGGGTGAAGAGTTTGAAAATAGCGTAAAAACATGGTGGAACAGGGTAGAACAATATTATCTAAAACACCATTAAAGCATAAATACGTTATATTGGAGACTAACAATGGCAGTAATTCAGATATCAAAGATCCAACACCGTAGAGGTTTAGGAGCAGATTTACCCCAATTATCTAGTGCAGAAATTGGATGGGTAATTGACGAAAGAAAATTATATATTGGAAATGGTACAACTTCTGAAGGTGCACCACAAATAGGTAATACAGAAATTTTAACACAATACAGTGATATCTTAGGTAGTATTAACAGTTATACTTACAAAGGTACTGAAGTAGGTTATACTGCACAAACAAGTTCATCTGGTGCAGATGTACAACGTTCTTTACAAAAGAAACTAGACGATTTTATTAATGCTAAAGATTTTGGTGTTGTAGGTGATGGTGTTACTGATGATACTGCAAAAATTAATTTTATGCTACAACAAGTTTATACTCGTGAGCATACAAATGACAAATCATACAAAGCAATTTATTTTCCGTCAGGTACATATCTAATATCTGGTACAATTAAGTTTCCAAGAAATGCAACTATTATAGGTAATGGTGCTAATTCTACAATTTTTAAAAATACAGGAACAGCCACTCCGGTAGGTGAAACTGCTGATAGTAAGCAACAAACTGGGTCAAATGTTGGATTAGGTGGCGCATTAAAACCTAAGAATATTTTTATCTCAAACTGTCAGTTTTATCAAACAGAGGACGCAGACACATTTTTAGTAGATCAAGCATTATTAGTATCATTTAATAATGTTAGATTTAGAGGTAGACACGGTGCAGGAAGTGTTACAAGTATTGGTAATAGAAAAGCAGGTGTAAGAATAACACAATCGGTGTCTAATACAAGTAAACTTATTACTTTCAATGGCTGTGATTTTGCAAAACATGATTTATGTTTTGATTGTGATCATGACTCTGAAAATATTACTTTTGATAACTGTTACTTCCAAGAAAGTTTTGCTGGTATTATTTGTGGTGAAGATATTTCAGGCGCTGGTGGTTCTACAGGTCCTAAGGGCGTAAAAGTTTTAAATTCAACGTTTGAAAAACTTTATAATTTAGGTATTAAAACAATAACAGTAACAAATTTTGTTAGTTCTTTCAATACATTTATAAACGTAGGTGTAGCAAATGCTGGATCGGCTGGAAGTGCCTTAGTACCAGTTATTAATTATGACGCAGACGGTAATTATAGTATTGGTGATAATTTTGATAGAACTACAACACAACAAGCAACACATCCAAACTTGCAAAATAATGGTAAAGCAGTTTATGGATTGTTAGCATCTGACAGTATCCATTATGGAACACATAAAACAGAAGCAGGTAAAACTGAAACATTAACTGATAACACTACAAGTGGAGACACTGCAATAGACTTTGATGAATCTACACTTACTGAACACGTGATTGATTATATGATTACAAGAGGTACAGGAACAAGAACAGGTTGTATCAAAGTAACAGGTAATAATACTTTAGGTTATTTTGTAGATGATGATTATTCAGAAACAAATGATTTAGGTGTTGCTCTATCAATGGATAACGCAAACGGTGTATTACAGTATACAACATCTAATACTGGTTCTGATGCAACGTTTAAATATCGTATACAAAAATTTGTGTAATTAAATGTTTGATTTAAGTCCCCAGGACAGAATACATTTCTGGAGAAGTTTCCGTGCCGATTTAACAAAAATGGAAACAGAACCAGCACTAAAACAAGTTGCAGAGTTATGGGCAAAGTGTCCCACAACCAGTGGTTATTTAGATTATGCTGATTGTACGGATTGGCCTGATCCTTGGACACTGGTTAACAACAATCATTACTGTGATATTGCAGTTGCGTTAGGTATGTTTTACACAATATATCTATCTGAAATACTTGACAATACTACACTAAAGATTGTAATATATAAAGATAAAACAAATTTCGTTAATTCCGTGCAAAATAGCAAATATGCTCTGAATATAAATTATCGGCAAGTAGTAAATACTACATCGATACCAAAAGATTTAGAGTGTTTAAATGTCTATACAGAAAAGGACTTAAACGCAAGTAAGTATCTATAACAAAGTTGTAATAACTATAGAAGGCATCAAATGGCAAATATTCAAGTAACCAAAAGAGATGGACATAAGGAAGATCTCGATTTAGAAAAAATGCACAAAGTTGTATTTTATGCTTGTGAAAACATCACAGGTGTTAGTCCATCAGAAGTAGAGATCAAATCACACATTTCATTTTACAGCGGAATTACTTCCACAGAAATACAAGAAACATTAATTAAGAGTGCGGCGGATCTTATTAGCGAAGATACACCTAACTACCAATGGGTGGCTGGACGTTTAATTAATTACCATTTGCGTAAAATGGTATACAATCAATTTAATCCTTTACCCATTAAAGAAATTGTACAAAATAATATTGACCTAGGATTTTATGATGCTGAAATTTTAGTAAAATATACTGATGAAGAATGGGAACAGTTTGATACTATAGTTAAACATGAACGTGATGAGGAAATGACTTATGCGGCTATGGAACAGTGGCGTGGTAAGTACCTTGTTAAAAATCGTGTTACAGGACAAATTTTTGAAACGCCACAAGTTGCATACTTACTAATTGCGGCAACCTTATTTGCTGAGTACCCAACAGAAACGAGAATGAAATATGTTAAAGACTATTACGATGCGATTAGTACTTTTGCTATTAGTTTACCTACTCCTGTTATGGCTGGTGTTCGTACACCACAAAGACAGTTTAGCAGTTGTGTATTAATTGAAACTGGAGACAGTTTAGATAGTATTAATGCAACAACAAGCAGTATTGTAAAATATGTTTCTCAAAAAGCAGGTATTGGTATTGGTGCTGGTTCTATTCGTGCCTTGGGTAGTCCCATTCGTAACGGTGATGCATATCATACAGGTGTAATTCCTTTTTATAAAATGTTTCAAGCGGCAACACGTTCTTGTTCGCAAGGTGGTGTTCGTAATGGTGCGGCAACATTGTATTATCCTATTTGGCATTTAGAAATTGAAGATATGCTAGTACTAAAGAACAACAAAGGTACTGAAGAAAATAGAGTTAGACATATGGACTACGGAGTTCAGTTTAACAAACTTATGTATGAAAGACTTATTACAAATGACAACATAACTCTTTTTTCGCCTAATGACGTACCTGGGTTATATGAAGCATTTTTTAGTGACCAAGAAAAGTTTAAAGAAATTTATGAAACTGCTGAACGTAATACTAAAATTAGAAAGAAAAGTATTCGTGCAAGTGACTTGTTTAGTGCGTTTATGGAAGAACGTAAAAACACAGGTAGAATCTATTTAATGAATGTGGATCATGCAAATGACCATTCTGCATTTATTCCTGAAAAGGCTCCTGTAAAACAGAGTAACTTATGTTGTGAAATTAATTTGCCTACAAAACCTTTACAAGACTTTAATGACCCTGAAGGTGAAATTGCATTATGTACATTGAGTGCAATCAACTGGGGCAGTATTAAAGATCCAAAAGATTTTGAAAAGCCATGTGATTTAGCAGTGCGTGGTTTAGATGCATTATTAACGTATCAGAACTATCCTGTAACTGCGGCTAGAAATAGTACTGAAAAACGTAGACCTTTAGGTATTGGTATTATTAATTTAGCATACTGGATGGCTAAAAATGATATGACATATACAGATCCTGACTTAAAGATTATTGACGAGTATGCAGAAGCATGGAGTTATTATTTGATTAAAGCAAGTGCCGATTTGGCAGTAGAACAAGGATCATGTCCAGGAACTGAAGAAACAAAGTATTCACAAGGTGTAACACCTAACATGACGTATAAAAAAGACGTTGATGAGTTAGTTGCACACAAAGAACGTATGCCATGGAAAAGCCTACGCAAACAACTACAAAAAACAGGAATTAGAAATAGCACATTAATGGCGTTAATGCCCGCAGAAACGTCAGCACAGATAAGTAATAGCACGAATGGAATTGAGCCACCTCGTGCATATGTAAGTATTAAGCAATCTAAGGATGGCGTTCTTAAACAAGTAGTTCCAGAGTTTCGTAAATTAAAAAATAAGTATCAAATGCTTTGGACTCAAGAGAGCCCAGAAGGTTATT